TGAAATACGAATACCGCGATACGGGTTGTCGTTTGCAACGGTAAACTTATACGGTATCGCACGCGCAACAATCGCATCGGCGGCTATTGCGCGTTTCTTTTCGATACCCTCGACGCCTACAGAAGCGTTGTGCCGGGCGTCTACGCCTACAATGTTTTTCTTTGCCGCTTCCACAATAATATCGTGGCGACATTCATCAATCGGCTTGCCCGACTGAAACAAGCCAATAGCAAACGCATCATCTAATTTTGCAGCCCGCGAGGACAACAAAATTGCGTTCAATCGCTGCCTTTCATTTTCAGATGCAGCGGCGCGAACAGCCGCAAGGTCGGGTGGGGGAGGGGCGGTATTTTGTACCGGCGTTGCCTGCCGCGTCTGTACCGGCGTTGCAGCGCGACCCTCATCATCAGTTACCGTTTCTTCGCCAACGGTAAATGACTTTTCGCACTCGGGACATGTTACTTCGGAGCCTGCCGCTGCATCGCTCTCAAATTCATGTCCGCAATGGGGACACTTTAAAGTTTCCATTTGTCTGATTTTATTAAATTTAAAATTGTTATTATCAATGATTTCTACTTCATTCTTTTCGTTGTCGGCACGAGTGGCACGCACTATGCTATTAACATCGGCAGGCACGGACACAAACGATATTTCGTGTGGCATCCAGTCAATAGCGCGGTATTCAGGATATTTTTGATTATTCTCTACCGTTTTCTTTTCAAACTTGTAAACCCGATACCCGACACTCAAATTACAGATAATTCCGTCTTTTATGTCGTTAAAAATATCGTCGGCTTCTTTTCGTTGAGAGAATTTCACCCGGGCGTGCGCCTTATTGTTCTCAAACCATACGCTTACAGTCCTGCCTATTTGGGCGGTTAAATTCCATGAATCGTGGCTGTCAAGTACCGGTAAACCACCGGTTATTCTATCCATGCGAATAGCAGATTCGTCACAAACTAAAATTTCGTTGTAATCTTCGTCCCATCCCCACCGGAACACAGGCGTTTCAGTGGCAAATATAACGTCTACCTCGCGCTTTTCAACGTCTATTGTCGAAGGCGCTATAAGTCCGCGCCCATACTGTTTATTAATTGTTGATTTTCTCTTGTTGTTCATCGTCTTCGTCATTATTATCGTTAATATCAGGTAAAAGATTGATGCTACTCAAATTGATACCTAATTTTTGTAGCATTTCCATATCCTGACTATACTCTTCAAAAAATTCGTGCGGCTCGCGTCCGTTTTCGCGTATGATTTCGCTGATTGTTTCAAAACCTGCCTGCACCGCTACCAAACGGGAGTTGGTTTCTTTAACTGGGTCAAGTTGTTGAACGCGGGGCGCCGTCCAATCGGTAGAATAACGCTTATTCAACGCGCCGGTCAATAAACAGGCGTCCATAAACCACTCCCAAACGGGCTGCAAAAACTGCGGCACAATCATGCCGTACTGCCAACTCTTAAAATTGTTGGTAACGTCAATCTTTGCCATGCGTCCCGAAGTGAAATTGACGCGCTTATAGTCCATTGTCAGCATTTCATACGTGATGCCGTAAGCGGCTGCTATCCCCTGCAAAATACGGACGCTATACATATCATAATCGCCTACGCTTGGTGGGTTGGAAAAGACAGCCGTTTCACCCGAAGCCAACCATTCAATTATGCCCGGCTCTATTTTTTCAATAAGCGGCTCTTCGGGGTTGCGAGGAGCGCCATCGGCATTTTCAATAAACATGGCAAAACACGCCGCTACCTTTTGTTTCATCAGTTGCGCGTCTTCATAATCGGAAAAATCGCTTAACCTCATAAAAGCGCCCACGCCAAAAGGAACGCCGCGAGCCTGCGCAATGCGTAAAACTTCGTAAACATGCAGTATATCGTCTTTTGGGTAAAATTCAGATTGAATATTCATTTTGTAGGAATAGCCGTCGCCCGGGTGGTAGTTCCAGAGCCAGTAGCCTAACAGTTCGCCATCGTGGGAAAATTGCACTCCGAGGCGGGCAATGCCTTTGTCGTTGTCGCCGTTGCGGGTGTGGTCTATAACATCGCCTTCCATGAGGCGCAGTTTGATTGGCAATTCCACCGCGACGTCATTGCGGGCTTGACCCGCAATCCCCCCGTACGCCGTTGGTTTAGTGCGATGCAACACAATCAATACATCGCCGCCCTCTACTATTGCCCGCATTGCCATTTCCTGAAGTCCGTAAAAGTTGGTTTTGCCGTAAAAATCGCAGGCGGTTGTTTCAGCCCATTCTCGCCATACGGCTTTTATACGCTTGTTTTCTTCGATTGAGCCGAGCGGGGCGGGTCGGATACCCTCGCCTATGGTATGTTTAACCACCGCCTCCACCGCCCGTTTTGCCCAGCCGTTATTGCGAACGAAATGCCGCGAACGGTCGCGCAAATCGGATAGCGCAAGTGATATTTCGCGGTTTGGTCCCGATGATGACGCAAGGCGCATGGACTTACCGCGCCGCCCTTTGTCAGCCGCCTCGTAAGCCCTTTTCCTTGCTCTCTTAATTTCAAAACCAAATAATTTCATTCAAAAAACAAAAAATAATTAATCATAGTCAAATCCATTTTTACCCCAGTAGCCGCTGGACGCGAAATATCCTCTGTCGAACTCTGCAAAACGCCTGCGGCGCGGAGTGCGTTCAGGGAACAACTCCGCTTCCATTATCTCTTTTAGTTTCAGCAAATCGGCAAGCGACCGGTAGTTTACGGTTTTGTCGCCATAACTGACCGATTGCGCGGCGCCGATTTCGGCTATTAACTTCTTATACTGTTCGAGCGTGAATTTCATGGCGGCAAAGATATAACACAAGGGGGGGACTGGTGCAACGGCACAGTAAAACATACCGAAAATTCAGTACAAAATAAAAAGTATACAGAAATTTTGTTATTCTCTTTCTAATCTTACACACAATCGGCAGCCACAGTTGGGACAGTAGATGCCGTCTTTCTCTGGTTTTACGAAAAATTCCGTAACATCGCAACCGATAGCGTCAGCAATACGTTCCAAACTTTCAACTGTAGGATTGCCGTTAATCATAAAACTAATAGCAGTCTTACTAATTCCCATGCGATTGGCAACCTCAACAGACGTAAGCCCATATTTTTTTATTGTGTTTTTGATATTGAATTCCATTGTTCAAAATTTCGGCAAAGATATTAAATATTTTGGTTGTATTGCGTTTTTCGGCAAAATATTTTACTAAATATTAACTTTTTTGCTATTAAATGAAACTAAATATAAATTATAGCGTATAATGTTTATATATATATAAATTTAATTCAATTTAATTCAATTTAATATGATAACACACGCAACACAGCACTTTACAGACACACAGGAACGGTCGCCGTTGGAATTGATTTTAGCCGCCACCGTTGAAATGGACAACGATATTAGCAAGTATCAAACCATTGAAGAATTAGTCAAACTTGCGCATCAAACATATGTAGATGAGAACTATGATCTGCATTACGCCATTAATAAAAGGGTAGAAAAACGCGGCGTAAAATACTTTTGGTACGATTACAGTCATGTTTACTTTAAAAAGGACAGCCCTGAATTAGCACGGATATGCGGCGATGATTACTATCAGACACTTTTAGAAATGCCCAAATTTATAGTTTCAGCCGCTTATTTCTGTGGAGACCGGTGCAGAGCGGTGCGTATAGCGTTTGATGATTTATTTCCTTATACCGACCCTTATGTTATCAAAAGGGCAGAAACGGAAGAGCGCGATTTCCTTACGCTTACAACTAAATATGGTGGGCAACATTTTGAAATCTTGGAGACAGTTTCCAAAAAAGAACTTAAAATAAGGCGTTACCACGTGGGCAGCGATATAAAAAATGATTCTGTTTACAGAAGCAACCCGCATGGCAAAGTGATTATAGTACGCAAGAGGCGTGACGGGAATTATGGGCGTGGCAAAAATATCTATGTGCCATCGGAAACGAAATTGACGATTACGTTGGATGATTTGTTGAAGTAGAAACGCACGGCCGTGCGTCTGTACAGAATTAGTTAATTCCAAAAAGAACTGCGGACGCGCTGCCG